GATGAACGGCAGATAGTTAGTGTCTTCCCTTTTTCTTGTAGCAATTTTACGATAAACCAGGTCAATACATTGTAGGTTTTGCCAGACCTTGTTCCGCCTTGCATAACAGATATTTTTTTTTGGCTGTTTTGCAGTATTTCGAAAACGATGTTGGTGGTTACGTTCATAGGGCATTAGGAAAAAATTAAAAAATTGGCTTTGGTAAAGCGAAACTAATACTTTTTGGTTTTATAGAGGGTAGGCCCCTAACATAAGTCAGAAATGGCGTTTTTTGACACATATTAAGTTTACCAATAGAAAACTTTACTCCTCGAACTCATCTTGGTCGTTCATATCTAACAACTCACCTTTGCTATGGTCATATAACGGAATCTCTGGTATCTCGGAAGCCAATGTGGCTGGAACAGTAAAGCTGTTATCTTTCTGAGTATCGAAGTTTATTATATTCTCATCACCATCAAGTTGCTTCTGCAAGTTAGGTAATTCTGATGGCTTCACTACGTTCACCGTAATCTGCTTCACCACATCTCCTTCATGGGCCACCTCAGTCTTTTCAATGTAGCCTCTTCTCTTGCCCTTGGTCTTTAGCAAGAACATCGTAGCCAAGGTATCACCCTTGGTAATCCTCTCCATCAACTTGTGCTCCCCCCAATCCAACATAATCTCCTCTGGCTCTATTTCAGCCAAGGCCTTCTTAAACTCAGTATCATTCTTCATCCAATTCTGATACATAGTCCTACTAATCCCACACGCTTGACAAGCAATGGTAATATTTCCAAAATTCTCCCTATAAGCAATGATAAATGCTTCTTTCGTTATATCCTTAAACTCTGCGTTCATATTATCGGTTTTTGGTTGGCGTTCTAATAGACACAATACTCACTACCTTATCTACCTTGATGTTGTTAAACCCAAGCCAGTTACCACACTTTCTACACTCATACTGCACCTCCCTAATCTGACTACTCCAAACATACTCCTCCTGGACAACACCACATTTGCACTTATAGTTTCTCTTTGCACAAGTATCTTTCATAGTTACATACTTTAACTTGGTTACGTTATTAGTAAATCAATAAGAGGCTTTACCAAGTATGGAAGTCAAAGCTACAACTATTATACCAAAACAACAATACAAAAGTTAAAATTGGTGAAAACAATGTTTTATATCAAAAATGTGAAGGGCACATTGGCGTTGCACCATTGATTACACGAATGAAAGGGGTATGGGGTATACCATCCCGAAAAACCCACATAGGTAGCCCATACAATAGGTAAGCACCTATTATCTCGAGTTTAGGTATGTCTATGTACTATGCAGTCGACAAAGTGTCTAAATTAGCCTATAAATAGCCATAAAATTGATACTAACTTATTTAGTAGGTAATATAGTTATAAATACAATTTAGATTGCACTCAGTTGCGTAACATAAGCCCATATCCCATAAATAATCACTACCTCAATTCAATTTCTTTGGTATAGTATGCACAATATAATTAAGGATATATTATTTATTTTAGTATATATTATATCTTATATTATACAATATATCTTATATTATATATTATATATTATATACTATATATAGTATAGAATATATCCTCACTGGATTATCATAGTAAAGTTTCTATACCACTGGTATGAATTTAGACTGGATATCCTTTCACATTATTTCATATTATTTTAGATTATTTAAGATATTAGTATTAATATTACACTGCCATCTAAAACCAATGGCATCATATTATGGAAAATTTATATGTATTATTAGTCATTCAGTTGACACTTTTTGCAGTAATGATTGCAAATCTGGGTAAGTTATTAATTCATCTAATCATCAAAGAAAATTAACATGAACACACACATCACCATCATTGAACTTGCACTACTTTTTGTAGGTAGTATTTTTTTCTATGTTCTTATCAAGACACTAATTAAAAAATAAAAAACACACACACCATGAAAACAATCAAAGAGTGGTATCAATTACTACCACAAGCAATTAAAGAGAAAGCAATTGCCAATTACCTCATCCAGAGAAGTATTGAAATGTATGAGACAAGAATTGCAGATTCATTAAAGGATGCCATCAATTCATTCACATGGAGTGAGACACCAGAAGGTCAAGACTATTGGGACACAATAAGACAGAGTTGCAATGGTGACCAATATTGTAAAGGTATCACCATGTCATCATCATTCATTAAGATGCTGAGAAGTATTGAAAATAGTAGTGATGTTGCAAGGTTACTATTGACACCAGTATACACTACCACTACAGATTTTGCAGACTACATCACTATGAGAGCAGATATGGGAAGCTATCTACCCAATGGCAGAGAGCATAAGACCAATGATGCAGGGAAGTGGAGCAGAGATGGCAGACAAGAAATCAAGATTGCAAAATTAGCAAGAAAGGTATTGAGACAATCATATATTGATTCACTTACTGAAGCAGATTTTGAAAAGTTTAGTAATTGTGTCAAGTCTTACATTTCTTTGATAGGTGATGAAGATGGTGGAGGTAAGAAATTAGAGTTGAGACTAATTGATGGTGATGATATTTATGATGCGTATGATGCAGATAATTACAGCACAATATTGGGGAAGGATAGCAACTTATGGGGAAGTTGCATGAGACATGAAGAGTGCAGAGAATGGCTAAGTATTTATGCAGATAATAAGGAAGTATGCCAATTACTAATTGCAGAAGATATGAATAGTAAAATTTTAGGCAGAGCAATTATCTGGAAGTTAGATGATGGCAGAGTAGCAATGGACACCATATACTCACCAGATTCAATTAAAGAAAGTTTCTTTGATTATGCAGTAAAAAATGGATGGTATTACAAGTCATCACAATCATGTCATCATAATACATTTGATAGATTCAATAATGCACATACATCTTCAGTAATGAGCAGACCAGTAGTAACACTTAAGAGACATGATTATGACTTATATCCATATATGGACACTTTGTACTTTTTGAGCAGTGATGGTAGACTAAGCAATGAATTGTTCACTGGTGATAAATTCTACACCTTAAGACAGACAGATGGAGGATATGAGCAAGGAGGATATGTAGAATGTGAATGGAGTGGAAATATGGTAGATGAGGAAGAGACTACATATGTAGATTATGAGAGACCAAATGGACAGCAACTTGATGGTAGGATTCATGATGAGCTACTTGTATACACAATTGATGATGACTACATCTTAAGTGTTGATGCAGTTGAGGAGTATAGCACTGGGAATTGGTATATAAGAAACGATGAAAGGATTGTGAATGTGCCATCAAGGGATGAATATAGACTACTTGAGGATTGCACATATAGTGATTATTCAAGTCAGTGGATATTGAGTGAAGAAGCAGTTGAAACTGGTGATGGACATATCATACATGAAGATGAAGCAGTGAAGTGCTATGTTGATGGATTGATGTATGATGAAGATAGTTGCATCACAGAAATAATTGATGGTATCACATATCAATTTTTTGAAGAAAACAAAGAACAATTTTATGAACAATTTAATGAAGTAAGCAATGAGACAAGAGTTAATTAATGTACTAAGTGTACAAAGTGAATCATACAATAGTGCTATGATGGAGTCATATATTACACACCAGATTGAAAGTATGGGATTGAAAGTAATACATGACAAGGGAAATATATATTGCGTGAAAGGTATTGCAGATACTTATCCATGTATTGTTTCACACATGGATAGTGTGCATAAGATAATACCAGATGATCACTACCATATCATGTTTGACGATCGTATGGCAATGGGTATAAATTTATCTACCATGAAGCCCACTGGATGTGGAGGTGATGACAAAGTGGGTATCTATGCTTGTCTAAGATTATTACAAGAGTATGAATGTATCAAAGTAGCTTTTTTCAAAGATGAAGAAGTGGGATGTGATGGTAGCTATGATGCAGATGTAGAATTTTTTAAGGATGTAAGATTTATACTGCAATGTGATAGAAGAGGCAACACAGATTTTGTGAATGAAATATATGGCACCCAGTTGCAGAATAAGAAATTCAAAAAGCAAGTTGCACCACTACTTAGAAATCATGGCTATAATTTTAGCAGTGGAATGTTGACAGATGTTTATGCACTTACACAGATAGGAATAAGTGTGTCAGTTGCTAACATATCATGTGGTTATTATAATCCTCATTGTGATGATGAAATTGTGATGTTTGAGGATGTTGACAACTGCTTAGACTTATGTAGAGCAATTTTTGACACTCTGGAGGACACATATCCAGTGCAAAGAAAAAAAGTATCACACACCATCCCTAAATATAATTACTCCAGATACACATACTCGTATGATGATTTTGAGACTGGATGGGGAGCAAGTACAGAAGTGAAGGACACATCCACCAGTGATATTGAAATATGTGAGGGATGCAATGAATGGAGGTACATGAAGGATATTAGCTATGTCAATAAGTATAGCACATATATGTGCAAGGATTGTATAGAGGTATATACTTAACCAGAGACACATACAATATTGACAAGGGATGCATCACAAGTGCATCCCTTTTTGGGTGCAATCAAGTCTTGATATTAAAAAAACTAATTTAAAGACTATTTAAGCCACTTAAAATTAAAAATGATGTAACTACCTTACTAACATATTAGATGTGCTTATTTTGGCTAAAAATAGGCAAAGAATTGATTTCTACTTGCTTGTCATCATGTGTCATGCAATGTCAATACTTTATTGATGTTGCAACATGGTTGACTATGCAACTAATTATCAGTTGCTAAATATCTTAGCCAAAAACCCGCCAAAAATCTTCTATGGGCATAGCCAAAAATCCAGCAAAAACTCCCCAAAAATCTGCTAAAAATCCATAACAAAAATCTGTGACAAAAACCTTTTTAACAATAAATTAACTAAAATAAATGAAATTATAACAAAAAACCTTTAATTTTACCAAACCAAAACAAAAACAAATGCACCAATTAATTACCTTAACCCATCCAATGAAATGTGCCATAACTGGCATTCTCATTGACAAAGGCGAACAAGCCTATTACAATCACGAGACAAAAAACTGCATACACCCATTGGAGTATGAAACTAACATGAGCAAAGCTAAGATAGGAGACCCAAAAACTTATTTTAGCAGATTATCTAAACTAAACACCAAAAAAACTTAGATATGCCATTTTCTACTTGCTGTAATGCTCACACTAATTACCCAGAAATTAATCTATGTCCAGAGTGCTTAGAGTATTGCGACTGGGAGGATGAAGAAGAAGAAAACGAAGAAACAACAACAACACCAAAAAACCCAAATAATGACTAACCTACAATTTATCGAAGAACTCGACTTTTTA